TGTCATCTGCGGCAATCGTGGCGTTTGGAATGGTTGCGCCGTCAAGGGCATCAATTACGTTAGTTTCGTCTGTAACGTCAGCGGCTGTCTCAATACCATCAAGTTTAGTTTCGTCAGCATCCGTAAAGGCGTTTGTGTCATCGTTGGACTCATACAGCGTCTTGACTTCTGCCGCACTGAGCGTATCGCCACCAACCGGATCAATCACGTTTATCTGCACATCGTCAGCGTCTTTGATCACAAGTTTAACCGATCCAGTAAAGAACACATCAGACATCAAGCCGCCCGCGTCAAGTATGACGGGGTTGGTGTTAGGGGTGGTCTGTGAAACTTCGGAGTAGGTCGTTTTTGGTGTGGTGGTTCCAGACTCGTAGAAGTAGAGTTTACCGCCCGCCAATGGGTCGCCGTTAGCGTCCAAATACCGTTGATTATATGAAAATCTAGCCATTATTTAGAGTCCTTTGGGGCAGAGTGTGTTATACTTACGTGATGGTTACTGTAACTGCGCTAATTTGTCTTTTTCTTCTTGTTCTGTTTTGGCAGCCAGCAATTCCGGCACGACAAAAGCAGCCGCCAGTTCAAGAAGTCGTGTTTCTGCTGTACTGCCTGATTGGGTATTGGATAGCCGTAGCAATAGGTTTCTAAATTTAGTGCTTTCGTAAACCTTGGCTATTATAGAACCAGCCGTAACAGCAGGTATTACAACTCCCGGCGAAGTGGCGGCGCCAAACCCCATCAGCGGCCCAAGGATCATTAACAGGTTTTGTTCGCCCGTTTTAAGCACCTGTGAACCGTCCTGCGCCCGCCTAGTTGCCTGTAACAACCTGGAAAGCCCGTCAATTGCCGCCTTGTCTTCACCTTGGAAAAACACCCTAATTGCCTGCTGTCGGTTCGGTTTGTTCAGCGCGGTTGCAAACGTGTTTGGATTCGGGTTCGCGTCAACCTCAAAGAATTTCGCATCTTTTAGCGCGTCCTGAATGATCGCTTTCTGCGCGGCAACACGACCCTGTGGAGTTAGTGACTTGTAAAGCCTGTTCAGTTCGCTAGGCTTGCCGCCACGGAGTAACGGAATAACTTTTTCAGGCGTTGCATCACCCAAGTTTAGTATGCGCTTGAGTTCGGTGTTTTTCTGCCTGCCATAAGCCTCGGCAAAAGCCCTGTTAGACCTCACCCAATCAGCGGCTGCGGTGCGGTCATGCTGACGGGCAAACGCCATCATATCCTTATCCATAGCAGACTTAACCGCCTGAACAGAAGCGGCAGCCCTTGTATCCTCACCCCTGTTGATTGCCTTCAGGTCTGATATGACCTCCGTGCGGATATTCTTGATGTGCGTAAAGTCGCCACCATCAATGGCCGCCAAATCATCCTTTAGGTTGTTTATCAGCGTTGTGTTTGCTTTCGCGCCTAGTTGTTCTTGCTTGGCTATCTGCCGTGCAATTTCAGCGCGTGTTCTTTCCATCGGCAACGGGCCGAAATTATCTAAAGACGTTACCGCTCTATTACGAACAGCGCCAGCTAACTCCAGGTCTTTAGCCGCCTGTCTGTTCAAGGATTTTACTATCTGGTCTGAAAACGGCGAATCAATGTCAATGTCAAACTGTTCTGCAAACCCCAGTACAGCCGCCTCCCTTGCCTTCTGCTGTGAAGACCTTGATGTGCCTGAGCCAAGCGGCCCTAGTTTCTCAGAGATAGACTGAGACCACCTTCCAAAGAATGTTTTAGGCGGTTTAACATCAGTGGTCAGGATTGGCACATCGAACCTGTTTCCAGCATCAAGCAGATTTTGTGCTTGCCGGTCAGGAACGGCGTTTTCTACGGTTTTTGCTATATTCTTGCCTTTCTTGAGAGCGCCAAGCCCAAGCAGTTCCATTGTGGCTGTTGGAAGTATTTCGCCCAGCATTCCACCGACAGGGCCAGCGAGATTGTACCCAGCATCACCAAGCCTTTGCTCTACCGCGCCAATAGCGTCAGCAACAGGGGCTAGCATACCGGCAACAGACTGAAGGCTTTGCTGACCTTCCTGGCTGCGCGGCATATAGGTCATTGCTTCGCGTGTAGCCTCAACCGTGTTAGCGCCAACCTCTGCCCCGCGTCCAGCCCGAATTTGAGCCGCACCCATTAAGCCAGCCACAGGCTCGGCAGCCATTGACGTTCCCATTGTTATGGCAGGCTCAACAAACTTGTTTACAAACCTATGCTGTAGCGACATTCCGCGATTATCTTGCTGTACTGGTTGACCAGTTTGCGCTGGTGCAACACCCAAACGCTCAAATACCTGTTCACGCGAATACTCACTGTCAGCATAATGCTTCTGGTACAACCGCTCCGCTAGTTCTTCATCACTAATGGAGTTGTATTGTGGGTATTTCTGGCGTATTTCCTGAATATTCATCAGTCGAAAAGCCTCAACGGGTCATTGTCGTTGTCTTTCTTTTCGTACATTCCGCGAGTTTCTAGTGCCTCGTAATAGTCTGCCAGTGTGTTTTCTGGCCTACTCAAGAACTTAGCGGCACGTTCAAACTCACCCCGCAGTTTAGCCTGTGCGTCACGCTTCCTTACCAGCCAATCCCGCAATTGAGGTTCGTTTAACTTTTCTGGCATGGCAGTATCAAGAGCAAACGCCAATTCAGACTCAGACAGAGCGCCAAACGTTGTCGCGCCAACAATGTCCAGGCCCATTTGATTTCTGACGTTTTCAAGCTCTACTGATGCCGTGCGAATGCTTGGTAGCATACTGTCAATAGCGCCGGATTTAGCGCCGTTATCAAGCGCCCTTATCCCCTTATTGATATTGATAATGCCCTTGTCAACAAGCGCGACCTTCTCAAGATATTCTTTGCTTAGGTCTATTGCCTGCTTGCCAGCCGCTTTGCCGCCCTCAATTTCTGATTGAGAAGCAGTAACCGCTTTAGACAGTGACGGATCAAGCGCAATCCTCTCGTTTGCAGACATTCCTTGCCTTGCTCGCAGCCCAGCTTCGACCATAGCGGCCTTGTAAACGTCTGGATGGTACTTGTCCTTGTTTTGGATAATGTCGTACAGGTCATCTCTTGCAAGAACTGTGGCTGGAGTTTCACCAGCACCGCCCACCGGCTCAATCATGCCTTGAAGCACAAACTCACGCTCATCAATGGCAGCGTCTTCAATCGCCTTGTTGACCATGCCGCCGCCCAGCCATTCCAAACGTTGCGCCCATACAGACGGGTCTTGTCCAAGCGCCTGAGCGTCCTGTATGCCCCGTTCAGCCCACTGAAACGCCTCATTGATGCGTCCAGTGTTCAGGTGGTCAAGGAATACGCGGTTAGCGCCTGGAATAGCCTGCATGTACTGCTCGCGGGCGGCTTCTTGTAGTTTACGCTGCCGTTCTTGCTCCAGATACTCCATTTCACGCGCTCGGTCTTGGGCGTACTGCCATTCACCACCACGACCCTGGAAGCCCATGCCCATGCCCTGTAGGGCTGTTCCGATCTTTTTCCAATCAGCCATTACTTAACCCTCGCATAGTCCACGCGGAGGAAGCCGTCAGCACCCATTACAGCGGCATCTGGAACCTCTTGGGCAATGACACCATAGGTCGGCTGATCACCGGCTATAGCGCGTCCTGTGGCGTTCCAGTCCCATGTATACAGGTTCGTGCCGCCTGCGGTTTCTCCTACCTTCTGGATATTGGCCTTCAGGCGTTTGTCAGATGCCAGCAAAGTACCAATACCCGTTGCAAAGTTGCCAATTTGACCAAGCATTCCATCAGTTTGCTGAATGCCCGGAATACCCGGAAGTCCAGCCGCCTGACTACCTGCCGCTGTATTAGCACCAGCCAAGCCCTGCGCCATAATCTGCTGAATCTGCGATTGGGTAAGACCAGCGTTTTGCAACATCGTGGCAAGGTTCTGACCCTGTTGCCCCGTAATGTCGGAGAGTCCACGGCCCTGCTGATCTGCAAGAGTAGCCAAGCCTGCCGTAGTTCCGGCAAGGTTGTTAGCAATGGCGTTGCCCGCGTTAGTGCGTCCGATTGCCAAGTTGTTGCCGGTGCTCATACCCCACTGACCCGCTGCCATACCACCCTGGAATCCCATATTGCCAAGCTGTGAACCGGCTTGCTGTTGCAGACTTGCCATGCTGTTCGCCATGTTGCCGCCAAACTGCGCTTTCTGACCCATCAGGCCCGCAAGTGCTTGGCTCATGTTGCCCTGCAAGCCCGCCTGCTGCCCTCTCATGTTGGCATTCATCTGGCCTTGCTGACCCAGCATATTAGCATTCATCTGGCCCTGTGCGCCCCTCAGTGCGCCCACCTGACCAGCGGCCTGTAAGCCCTGTCCTGAGACATTGCCCAAGCGGTTAAACGAGTTCTGGAAGTCCTGAGCCGCCAAGCCTGTGCCGAAGCGGTTTAGTTCTTTCATCACATTGCCTGAGCCTAGCCCGCCCAGAGCCGCCGCATTGCGGGTTACCGACCTTTCGCCCTGCTCTCTCAGGAAAGCCTGCTCCGGCCCTTCCTGCCAGTTCTGCATGGCCTGCGCTTGGGCATCCGCACCCATCGCGCCTGACAGCGCAGCCTGTCGATTGAATGCGTTTTGACCGCCGGGAACGTAACCCATGAGCGGGTCAACGGCTTGATTATACGCCTGATTGCCCGCCTGCAAACCCTGTCCGTAGTATTGATTTCCGGCGTTTATACCCTGACCGTACAGGTCATCAATCTGGCCTTGTGCGTTACGGATTGCACCCGCGCCCGCGCTGAACGCTTGGTTGCCACGCTGAAGCCCGCCCTTAAGACTGCTCATGCCGCCCTGCAAGGCTGTGTTAATGTCGCCCCGCGCCATACCCATGCCCTGATCGAGTGCGCCCAGAGCATTGCCGTAGCCCTGAAGCAAGGCTTGCTCTGAGCCGATCAGTCCGGTCTGCGGAATGCCTTGATACTGTGGCGGGATGTTAGAAACCGGCGCAGCCTGAGCGCTCATGGCACCCTGTTGGACAGTCTGTGACGGCGCGTAGACCTTACTTTTATCGTAATAAGCCATGTTTTTTCCAATGAATGTGGGAACGGGGTTTAGGGTTTATCGTTGCTGCCAGAAGCCGCCATTGCTGAAGCCATACGGGTTAGTGCCGCCACCCTGACCAAAGCCCTGTGCTTGCGGCTGTTGTGACTGACCACCAAGCAAGTCACCTGTGGTAATGAATTGCGGCAACTGCTGTTGCGCCCAGCTTGCGTCATAGTTCAACTGCGTTGGCTGAAATGCGCTGTAGTCAACGGGTAAACCCATGATCGCATTATTGAACTGCGGCATACCGGCGAGCAGATGACCTTGAGCCGCTACGTTTCCCTGCTGGAATACATCCATCTGCTGCGGCACGAACTGACCGTACATATCCAGCGCCGACTGGAAGCCCATATTGGCGTTCTGTTCCATTCCTGGCGCAAGGCCAAGGTAGTCACCCCGCGTCTGACCCTGCATCTGCTCAATGAAGGCTTGCCGCTGCGCGTTGTCCTGTTGAGTCAGTTTTTGGGCTGACTTATCAGTGCCACCAAACAATTTGTCGAAAAATCCCATTAGTATTCCCCGTAATTAATTTTAATCATGCAAGTTGATACCAACCGCTAGAGCGGTCAGAACCCACATACGGCAACATCTTTAAGTAAAGAACCGGCGCAGAAGGTGTGGTTTCGTCAATGTAAAGCGAGTACTGCGGAGCCTCTAAAACGCCCTCAGGCGACCCTGAGCCGACTATTGGCACAGACTTGGATACCTTGCTCAAGTAATCACGAAACGGCTGTGACGGCGCTCCTGTGGCCTCTGAGATAGGTTGCGTGGCCTGATACTTTGTTGGTGGCTGCGCCATTACTTAACCTTTGCAGTCAATTGGATAGCTGAAAATTTAACAGGGTCTGACATACGGAAGCGGAACGTTTCAAACCGCGCTACACGCCCGTTTCTACGCCAGATACACCGCTTCGTGTACTCGCCCTCTTTGCCCATGCTACGTGAGCGCCCATCTGACCAGATACGCCCATCTTTCGAGCGGAACATGGTAATCTGCGGCTCTTCGGTGGTCGAATCACCGACACCGGACTCAATGGTCAACTCAATCCACGGTACGAACAGCGCTTGCATATTGTTCTGGAAGGGCTGCGTTGTGAATTGCCGGATAATGCTTGTCCCGTACTCTGTAAATAGATCATCATCCATGTAGCCAATACGCCCATCCTCAGAGTCACCAACCAACACCAACCCATAAGCCTTGATTACGGAATTAACGCGGTATGCGGCTGTCTGTTGAGTCGAATTAAAGTCAAGCGCGTAGGATTTGCGCTCATGCCATAACTGGGTAACAGTGTCATATACAAGGGTCGTTTCTGGCAGTGTGAAGCCAACGAAATACCCGCCCTTTTGCGCGTATGACCATGCAAACACGGCTGCAATCTCGGTGTCTGTCAGGTCTTGCAAAATAGACTCAATCGCCGTGGTGCTAATCTTAGTCGCCTGAACACCGCCGCCGTAAAGCCAGATAGCGGGTGACTCTTTCTTGCCAGCGCCCATGAATACAAACGCATCTGATATATTCACCCCGGCAAACGGCGCACTCATGCCCTTGTCGATAAACACGCCGGAGCGCTGGAAGGGATAGTCAGCGCCACCTATGTTCTGGAAGCCCTCCGTAGTCTCCGTGCCAGCGATAAACAACTGATTGCGATGCTTGAACGGAGCAACGATGTCATCAGGGTCGGACTCGGCAGAACCGAAGTCCAGCGCGTTATAGACAAGTCCTTGATTTAGATCACTAATTATGTGCTTTTTCTCGTCCGTGGTAAACAGGAAGTAGCCATCAATGTAGAGCAGCGCTTGAGGGTCGCCGCTGGCCCTGAAATCAGCGTCAGTAATCTCCGTCAGCGTGTCGGGGCCGTCCGTGAAGATGTACCCTTTGCCGCCGGGAACCAGGATGCACAATTCCTCGTTCTCGTTGCTCTCCATCCATACGCGCCCCGATCCCTCAATCGTGCCTAAATCGTCAACGTCATAGACATAGGAGCCAGAGGGCGAAGTGCGGTTCATCCTGTACAGCTTATTACCGTTCACAAAGTACGGAATACCCGCCATTGTATGAGCGCCACGGTTCGGCTCATCATTGGTGGTAGAAGTCAGTTCCGCGATTCCGGGTGTGGCATACAGCGAGTTTTCATTCAGCGCCGGAGCCTGATGTATCACAGGGTAGCAGTTAATCGCTTCCTGCTGGCTCACAGGCAGGCTGTCTGCAATGTAGAACCCGTTAGCGAAGGGTAGCTTGACAATCGGCATTACTGATCTCTCAGTGTAAGCAAATATGTCCGTTCCAGCTTATTGCCTGAAGCCGTGACAATCGTGTTGACCAATTGGCAAATGCCGTCAGAATCACCACCGGAAACAACCGCTGTAGCCGTTAAGGTGGTATTAGTGTCAGAGTCCACCGTAACGCCCGCATCAGCCGCCCAAGATGATGTGGAGATCGTATCGCCAAGCGGTGTGAGTTTGTCAGCCCAATCAATCGTAAATGGCTCGATGCTGTCAGGGTCTTTAACAGCGGTGTAAGTGCCGTCCGGTGTAGCGGGATAGTAGTTCTCCGCATACGAATATCCCTGGCCTGAGCCGTAGGGAAGCGTTGACGGGTAGTGAATGTCGCCAACCGTCTGACCCAACAGGCGCAGAGTAACCATGCCCTTTTCAGCCCGATCAGCCAGCGCAATAGTCGGCTCCGCGTCAAACTGCGGGGCCATCTCAACGGCTAGGTTATAGATAATGCCGCGAATCGCTCCAGGCGCTACCGTCACCGTATCCGAAACGCTATCAACATCCGTCCATCCCAAGTGGATGCCGTTGACCTCAAGGTCGGCCATCATTGCGTTTAGCGCATCAATGGAATCGGCGTATTCGTCTGCCTCTAAGTCAGCCTCAGAAGCCTGCACCAGAATCAACTGGAGGGCGGGTTTAACGATATTCAGAACTGTTGCCATTTACTTGACCTTTTTTACCATCCAATTGCCGTCAGAGTCCGTTCTGCGGTTCTTGTAGTGGATTTCTGGGTTAAACTCCACGCCCGAAGCGTCAACGTCTTCAGCAGGGATTTCCTCTGGAACTACCGGCTCCCAACCAAGGGAAATCGCGTAGTCAATCGTTTCATCAAGTTCGTTAGTTTCAATCACAATGCCGCTAGGCTTGGTCCAGGTAATCATGTTTTTATTCTCCGCAGAAAAGGGGCCGAATAAACGACCCCACATATATCAAGATGCCTGTGTCAAGGTAATGCCGCCGTCAGCGTTTGCTTGGCCACTGACATACCAGGATGTGCCGTCGGATACCAATTCAACATAATCACCAACAACAGCAACACCATCAGCAAAGGTGATCGTGTCACCATCTGCAACGTACGGGCCGTCACTGGAAGTATCAACTTCAAGTTCATTGATGCCGCCAATCAGAATATGGGCTGACTCTGCGGTTACTATGGTATAGCTGGCACTTGCAGGTGCAGCCTTGACTACAAACCGGAATTTCAGACCAGCCGCCGGAGCTGGCAAAGTGGTTGCAAATTCAGTTGCAGAGTTCAGGAAAAGCGTCTTTCCAGAGTCGGCTGCTGTAAGGGTGGAAGCCGCCGTAAGGTCGGCCACACTGGATGCAGTATCCAGCGCGTTTTTGATCTCATCCAAAGAAATCGAGGTCTGTGAACCGTCACTGTCCACCACCTCAAGGGTAGAGTTATAGCCAAGTCGGAGCAGCTTTGATAGATACAACTTACGATGTGATACATCAAAGAACCGCGCCAGCCCGACACTCTGGTCGATATTGGCATTTGTCGCCATGAGAAGCCCTCCAAAAGTGGTTAAAGAAAAGGGGGGCCGTTAAGCCCCCCAGTTCCCGGTCAGAAAGACCTAGCGGAGATTAAGCGCTTCCCCAACCCTGTCCAGCGTAGAACGGGTTAAGGCAACCGAAGGCGGGCAGCAGGTCAAAACGTACACTCTGCTGGTTCTTGTCACCGTCTGCGTACTTGCTCACGCAGATAGAAAGACCATCTTCCGTGGTTCCGATAGTGTCAGTGCTGTACAGCTTCGGCAGTTTCACAGAAGCGATAGCAAAGGCATCGGGGTGCCAGAAGAAGTTGGGGTAGTAAGCCGTGGATGCGCTACCAAGTACGGTGATAACATCGCCCGCTGCAACTGCGGCAGAAGTCGTATTGTACCCGCCCGTGGCCTCATAAATTGCAGGCCCGGAAACGGTAACAGTGACTTCACCACCACTAGCCGTAGCATCAGCCGTTACAACACCGCTCCACTTGACTGCCGGGGCAATCGCGTCATGGGTTGACAGGTTGGCGCGATATTTCCCAGTTACCTCAACAATCT